TATGCGTGGAGCAGGGGGAGGCTACAATGAATGACTATATCGAATTAGGCGCAATAGGGATTCTCTTTCTAGCGGCCATCCGTGAATTTTTTTCTTACCTCAAAAGTAAAAACTCCAATGGACTAAGTGATCAGATACTCGAGGAACTCAAAAGTATGAACACCAATCATCTCCAATGCTTGAAAGAAGCGATTGAGAGTGGAAATAGGCGACTCATCGACTCGCAGCACCAAGACAATATAAGAATCATCGAATTGCTCGGAGAAATTAAGGGCCAACTCAAATAAATAATGAAAAAAATTTGTCTTCAGGCTGGACACCAAAATTGCCAATATAATTCAATAACCTTGCTTCGCGGCTCAACTGGAGCACCTAATGAGATGGACTTCAATGTAGATGTGGCTAATCAGGTTTCCGCCGAACTTCGCAAGCGGGGCTTTGAAGCCAAACAAACCGATGCTAATGCCAATGATGATAAAACCATTACCTCTCAGGACTGGGATTTATTTTTAGCTATTCATTATGATGCTGATATTTATGGTAAAGGGGGATTTTTTGCCGATTTCCCTGAACCATCCACTGACGGCGCGACAAGCGAGAGCCAGAGAATTTGCGGAGTTCTAACTGAAGAATACGGAAAAGTAACCGGAATTGTGAACCGTCCCGAAAGATCAAATGATAAAACCCGCTATTACTATATGTGGAAATATCTTTCCCCAAAAACCCCATGCGTGTTAATTGAGTGTGGGGTCGGAATGCATGTTCCGGACGACTGGCAGATCCTCCACCATGAGAGAAGCAAGGTCGTTGAGGGACTCACTAGGGCAATTTGCAAAGCTTTTGGTGTACCTTACTCCACCGAAGAATCAGAGAATAAAGGAGAAAATCAAGGCGAAAATCAGGAAATTCTAAAAAATTTGCAGGAAAAAGTCGAAAAGTTAGAGCGACAAATCCAGTCATTTCTCACTAATGAGGAAGAATGGCAAAGGCAACTGAAGGCTGCCAACCAAACGATTTCAAACCTTACAGAAAACAACGCTGAATTGGACCAAAAAATTGTAGATCTAACCAAAGAACGCGCAAACTACAAAAAATGGTATGAAGAAGCTTTAAGCAAAAGTGCCGGTAAACTCACGGAATTAGAGTTGGTTTGGACTATTCTCAGTAAGTTGAAAAAACGATTTATAAATTTGAAAGAACTATTCGTTCGTTCTAAAGGAGGTGAAAAATAATGGAACTTACTGTTGTTACCGCTGTCCCGGTCATCATTGCGGCCGTGGAACTCTTGAAAGGACTCGGAGTGCCGAACCGCTTGCTCCCTGTTTGCGACTTGGCGCTTGGGGTTGGAGCAGGTCTTTTCCTCTTTCCTGAACCAAAGACTGCCATTGCCACCGGTCTGATATTGGGACTTGCCGCCGCCGGGTTGTATCGCGCGGCGAAAGTCACCGTCGGGGGGGAATAATGAAAGAGGGCCTGCCCATCACTCCCGAGGATCCGGCCGTCTATCTCAAAACAAATGAGGGACAACATTATAGTGACAAAGGCTCCCATAAACAGCGTAGCGACTTCTGGAAAGGGCTAAGACGGTCGATGCACGTCTCCGCCGATATCTTTATCGCCAAAACCGACGCCTATACGATCGATGGCCACTCACAAGAGATCACTCGCCGTCGATCGCCTCACTTTTAATAACGATTTTTTTACCACCTCTGGATTTAGTGATGTTAATAAGCACTTTCCTTCTATACCGCTTCTCCGCTTCTCGGAAAAAGTCTAAGAAATGCTGGTTTATATCTGCTCCGCTTTTGTGGGGGAGTGCCAGCCGGTCATTGTCAATCATATCAGCAACCGCCTTGAGGCTCATGTGGATATATTTTGCCGTAGTATCGAGCTTGCGGTGCCCCATCGCTTTTTGGATTTTTGGCAAGGCCCAGTTCTCGTCCGCCTGCCGAGTCCCGAAACTGTGACGAAGTGAATATGGTTCAAGATTAAGCCGGTCCTTAATGCCGGAAAATTGCCCGTTGAGGCGCCTGATCCTTTTGCGAAAATCCCCACCCCAGGCAACATCACCAACATAGGGTTTAGCTGATTTGCGGATGCTGGGAAAAAGATAATCGCCGTCGACTAAATTATTAACATAATCAAGTAATTTTTCTCTGGCGACAAATGAAAGCGGAACTTCACGCGCACCTGTTTTGCCAAAAAAGACAATTAGGTTTCGGCCAAAGTCAACATGGCCCGGTTCTTGTTTAGTAGGCAGTTTGCGGAGGGCGGCGGCTTCGCCCATGCGACAGCCGTGGTAGGCGCAAATATACCAAAAGACCGTCCACATTTCAAAGCGGCGCCAGTATAAACCGCCTTTTGACCAAGGATTCGGAAGCGCCAAAAACGCCTCGACTTCTTCATCCGCCATGGTTGTACGCACGTACTCATCCTCGCCCAACCGTTCTCTTACTTTTCCCTTGTAAAACGGGTAATCCTTAAACTCCGGGATATTATGGATTTGTCCCCAATAGTGGATGACAACAATATGTTGGTTTATATAACTTCGGTCGCGTCCCCGGTCAATGAGGTCAAGAACCAGCTTGCTGAAGGTATCGTGATTAAAGGGAATGCAGTCTTTTAAGATCCTTCTCATCAACTTCAAATTGAAATTGACGGTTGCCGGTTGTAGTCCTTTGTCTCGTTGTAAGAATACTTTTAATGAATCTAGCATTATCGGCACGCTTTCTATGTTGCCTCGCTAGACCCATATTATATGTAAATAGGGGCAGGTCTAACTACCTATTGACAGGAGCAGTTTTATTTGATTTACTAGATACAGCAGGTTCTTTTTACCGCCTCACGGTGATAAAGCGAACCATTAACAATCTGTTCCAAACTTCTTATTTGAAGGGTGGTTGCTTGGTAAGCAGACATATTACCGAGGAGGATGTTTGATTTTTCAAACTTCCTCGGTAAGGTGGCGTTATACCGATAAAGTATAACGCTTTCTGGCCTTCCCTAATCAGAGCGGGCGAAGGGATTTGGACCCTCGACCTCCTGCTTGGGAAGCAGACGCTCTACCTCTAAGCTACGCCCGCAAAATAAGTTAAAGAACTCGATCGAATCTAGTTCGGCGTTTGGGCAGACATAACAAATATACACTATGCCCAAACAAAATACAAACCAGAAAAGAAGCGCTTATCACCCTTCTCGAGAACATCCGGAACTTCTTGAATTAGCAGTCGATGTTGCCGTTTTTGCTCGCAAGTGGAAGCCGAAGCGCATGGCAAGAGCTATCGGCATTACCCACCAATCCCTGAACGAACACATCGAAAAAAGAAACGAAAGGAGCAAATGAAGCCGTATCAATGGTCGGCGTTCAAGCGCCGGCTCCATAGGAAAATAAGGATTGCAAAACAGATCTTAAAAGTAATTCTCCTTTTTGGTCTGATTTTTGGCGCACTGCGGCTGGTTGCTTATTTTTATCGCGCCAATGTCCGGGTTGAGTTTGTTTCCCCGGCCCCGAGCGCTACCCTGTCCCCGACGGCAACGCCGACGCCAATCCCACCGACGGATGAGGGAATAATAAAGTCTCTCTCCTATGGCGAATTGATTTGGAAAGTCTACGGTCACGAGAGCACCTGGGGAAAGTTTGACTCCTGCCGAAACAAGAGGCTTTTTAACGGTTTTGGCTATGCGCAACATAAGTCCGGCTACCAGTGCTTTTCTTCTTTAGAGGAAGTTGCCAGCAAAGTTTCGCGATGGTTTGTCAAACGGCTTGATATTGAAGGGATGACTGTCTCGCAAGCGCTTTGCTATTACAATACCGGCCGGTTTTTGGACAGTTGTGATTATGCCGATTATACCCTAGCTCTTAAAAACTTATGAGGCGCAAATTAAGACCAACAACGAAACCATATCGCGAGCGACACCTTTTTCAATTTACCTGCAAAGTGGGCAATCATCCGGCGTCTACTTTACATTATCGCTTTGCCCGTATGGGGCTTTGCCGAAAACACCGAAATCCCATGGTGGGGTCAGGTCAACGCGATATATTTGGCGGCGAAGTGGGGAGTGACACACGCGGAAAATTCCTAATTGATGATTCAAAGGCGAAAGGAGGTGAATAAATATGAACAAACCAAACAAAGAAGCAGATAATTTCTTTTCTCCTCTTGAAAATACCAAGCCCTATTTCAAGGCTGCATTTCAGGGATTTGCTGGATCCGGAAAGACCTATACGGCCGCTTTGGTCGTGTTGGGTTTGCACCAGATGATCCGCTCCAAAAAGCCGGTGGTTATCTTTGACACCGAAAAAGCGTCCAAGTTCTTAAAACCGCTTTTTGCTGATCACAAGATACCGGTTCTGGTGCGCGAGTCCCGCTCAATGGCGGACCTAGCAATTACCATGCAGAAAATCCGCGAGGGAGGGATGGCGGATATTCTTCTTATCGACTCCATTTCTCATGTCTGGGAGGACTTTATAGAAAGCTATAAACGCAAAGTCAACCGGCAGAGTCTCCAATTCCAGGATTGGGGCATTATCAAACCCACCTGGAAAAAGCAGTTCTCGGATCCGTTTGTGATGGACCCGTACCACGTCATTATGACTGGACGGGCCGGTTATGAATACGATTACGAGCGGAATGAGGATACCGGCAAAAAAGAGCTCCACAAGACCGGAATAAAAATGAAGGTTGAGGGTGAAACCGCCTACGAGCCGGACCTGCTTGTATTGATGGAGCGGTTTGAAGAGATTTTGGGGAGAGACAAACAGGTGTGGCGTGAGGCGACTGTTATTAAGGACCGCTCCGCCGTTCTTGATGGCGAAACCTTCAAGAACCCGGCTTTCTCCGACTTTGCGCCTTGTGTCAAAGTCATGCTGGCTAACGCTATTAAGCCCCTTACCCGGGCCGAAGCGGATAGCGCGGCACTCTTCAAAACCGAAGAAGAAAAGAGGGAATGGGTACGCGAGAAACAAAAAGCTCTCGAGGAGATTGAAGGGTACCTGGTTTCTATTTGGCCCGGCCAATCGGCCAAAGAGAAAAAGCTCAAATCCGATGCGGTTTTTGCTGCATTCGGGACCCGATCATGGACTGCCGTTGAGGAGCTACGACCTGAACAGTTAAAAGAAGGCTACAAAATAATTGTGGCTTTCGTTCAGGAGCAGATAGCCTCCGAGAAGGCACCCGGAGATGGAAAGTCCACGTCCGCTCAAGTAGCGGCGGCCGCTTGAGTCTCTACCCTGCGCGTGAGCGATCGCGCGCAGCAATAGGGAAGCAAATTCAGCACATTCAAAAGGTGGATTGAGAGGAGAGGTGGCGGACAGTGAGCCGTCAGGCAATGGCGTTTTGGGATTCCGACTTGGCGCCAAACTCGCAAGAGAAAAAACTGAATCCCTGCAAGTCAAACCTTGTCCTCTCCTTTCAGTCCATCGTTACTAACCTAGCACTATTAAATGGCCAGGAAATATGACTGCCCAAACTGCCCAACCAGGACTATTTGAAAGACCGCGTGATACCGGTCTTGGACCTACCATTTGCTCCGCTTGCGGCGCCAACCTCGGCGCTTATTGGGTAACACTCACTCCGGGCATTATCCGCGCGCTGATCAAATTCAGACAAGCGCTGGCGGCCAAACAAATAAACAAAATTCACCTTCTCGATGATATGGTAGACCGGGAATACGAATTGACGCCGCACGAGTGGAATAATTTTTCAAGACTCCGCTTCCATGCCCTCGTTGCCAAATTCAAAGAGAACGGAGAGCACGAAGCCGGTTACTGGCTTTTAACCTCAAGAGGCGCCGCTTTTCTCCGCGGCGAAGCAGATATTCCCGTCAAGGTCAAAGTTTTCCGAAACCACGTCGTCGATCACAGCGAAGAAAGAGTTTTTATTAAAGACGTTATCGGCTCGACGCCCTATTTCGAGACGATTGACGATATTCAATATGAGTGAAGAACTAAAATTGCCGGATTTCCTTATTATTCCATCTATCCTGGTTGTGGATGAGGATCTGCGGCCAACTGACCATTTGATCTACGGCGTCGTTTATTGGTACTCACGATTGAAGCTAGAGAAGTGCATTTTGAGTAACAAGGGCTTCATGGATTTACTCGGGATCTCGGAGAGCGCGGTGCAATATGGATTACGAAGAATGTCTCAAAAGGGTTATATCCAAGTAGTTTTTGAAGATGAGAAAAAAACGCTTCGCAAAGAGATAATTCCGCTTATTACTTTTGAAAATACACGCATAATAGAGGTAGACAAATGTCCATCTCCCCCTGCTGATTTGTCCACCCCCCCACGCACAATTGTCCACCAGAATAATATAGATTTAATAAGAAGATCTAATAATACCGTTAACGGTAATGGAATCATTAAGAAATTACCCACCCAACCTATCACCACGGAAGAACGCGATTACCTGAAAGGTGAGATCCTCCGCCAACTCAAAGACAACCACTCCGAAAGATTTTATTCATTGGTAGCTTTGAAGGTTCCGAAAACCGTTATCTTCAAAGCCCTCTCGGAAATCCGAGTCGATGGCGCGCGCCATCCGGCGAAGTTATTTAGTTTCAAAATGAAGCGGTACGCTCTAGCGCACCGGACAATATGATACCGAAAAACCACGTTACCAACTTAGAACTCTCAAAGAAGCTTGAGGAATTGGGAGAGCCACAAGTAAGTGAGTTTTACTGGATTAAGCCATCGTCTGCCCAAAAAGCATTTGTTGTTGACAAGGAGAATTTGGGAAAAAGAGACATAGATACGCTGGAGTATGTTTATTCCGCCTTCCTTGCTTCAGAGCTGGGGAGAGAATTACCAGTGGATATTCAGTGCCGGAAAACACCAAGGGGTTGGGAGGTTATCTTCTGGGGAAAGGGTCCACTGATGAGGTCAATGAAGAATTCAAGAGCGATGGAGGCAGATACCTTACCCAACGCCCTCGCCAAAATGCTTATCTACCTGAAGGAGAATAATTTACTAAAAATATGAAATATATCAAACGGATCGTTTTGATTGTCTCGATTGTCGGCTTACTAATTGCCGGAGCAAGATATTTTGAGCGTCGCGGATCGGCTCTCAAAAGCCGGCAGATCGGGGACGCGGCCGAGGCGTGCTACGAGCAAGGCGGGGTTCTCTTTATAGAGAAGATGAAGGGTGGTCTAATACTTACCTGCCGAGAAATGCGTATCACTATCGAGGTTCCTGCGCCAGCCGTTGATTGTCCGAAGCAAGCAGAGTTAATTAGGGAGTTAATCCGAAAGGATTATATCCAAATGCGGACCGGTCAATGCTTATGAAGTATTTGCCGAAATTTCTCGAATTGGAAACGCTCGATAAAAAGAAACGGTTAGTAAAGTTATTACTTGTACGCCGCGATTTGCCCGTGCCCTGCCCGGTGGGCAAATTGAAGGCCAAAGAAAAATCTATATGTCGACCATTAGTCTAAACAACACCACTAAAGCAGATTTAGCGTCACTCATCGACACGCGGCTTCTCGTCCAGGCCAACAGCGGCGGCGGAAAATCCTGGTGTATCCGGCGGATCCTTGAGCAATCTCATGGCAAGGTGCAGCAAATTGTCATTGATCTTGAGGGAGAATTCGCCACTCTGCGCGAAAAATACGATTATATCCTTGCCGGCAAAGGCGGGGACATACCGACCAACATTCAAAGCGCGCCGCTTCTGGCAAAACGACTTTTGGAGTTGAATGTATCGGCAATTGTTGACCTCTACGAATTACCTCATTATGAGCGAAAGATTTTTGTGAAGCGGTTTTTGGAAGCGATGATTGACGCGCCGAAGGAATTATGGCATTCCTGCCTGGTAGTGGTTGATGAGGCGCATGTTTTCTGTCCGGAAAAAGGCCAATCAGAGGCAATGAGCGCGGTTATCGAGCTTTGCACCAGGGGAAGGAAGCGCGGATACAGCGCGGTCCTGGCGACTCAACGGCTCTCAAAGCTCCACAAAGATGCGGCGGCCGAGTGTAACAATAAACTCATTGGCCGGACTGGACTAGATGTGGATATGAAGCGCGCGGCCGAAGAACTCGGCTTTACTTCCCGGGAACAATACCTATCGCTTCGCGCCCTTGAAGCAGGAGAGTTTTTTGCTTTTGGTCCGGCAATCTCCACCGAAGTAACTAGGGTGAAAATCGGTGGCGTCGAGACGACCCATCCGAAAGCCGGCTCCCGGATCCTTGCCAGCCAGCCAACGGCCCCGACGGAGAAAATTAAGTCTATTCTGCAAAGGCTGACCGATCTTCCCAAAGAAGCGGCCGAAGAAGCCAAAACAGTGCAGGAATTAAAGGCACAGATAGTCCAACTTAGGCGGCAACTTACCATGCAAGTAAGGCCGGTGGTGGCGGCGCCATCGGAAGAACAGATAAAAAGAGCGGTGGCCGTTGCCCTTAATAAACAACAAGCATTTTTTGATCAAGAGTTGAAGAAATGGGCTGGTTCTCAAAACCGGATGGAGTTGTTTATCAAGAAGTTTATTGCTGAAGGATCGAAATTACTGGAACTCCCATCACAGCGGATTTTTATTCCTTCTAAACCGGAACTTTTGGAAAATCTGAAACCTGGCGCATTCATCCCTTGTCAGGTCGTAGAACCTCAACTCGGAGAACCGGATCCCTTCGGAGAACCGGATCCCTCTAATGGTGAAGGGAAGATAACCGGCGGCGCGATGAGAATGTTGCAGGTATTAGCTCGCAGATACCCGGTGAAATTTACCCGATCGCAATTGGCCTCTCTTGCTATTCTCTCACCCCGAAGCGGAACCTACGGAACTTATTTGTCGCTTCTGAAAACGACTGGCTGCATTGTGCAAGAAGGTGACTTATTTGCTATTACCCAAAAAGGGATAGAGATTGCCGGCGATCCACCAAAAGACCCTCAGGATACCGTCTCAATGTGGCGAAATAATTTGAACGGTGGAGCCAGGAGAATGTTTGACGCTTTAATTGAGCGTTATCCGGACCGCATGAGCAAAGAGGAACTTGCTGCCGCTGCCGATTTGTCGGTAATTAGCGGAACATTCGGGACTTATATGAGTAAATTGCGAGGCAATGGTCTGATTGAAGGCAACGGGGAAGGAATTAAAGCATCAGAAAATTTATTTGTATAAAGCAAAAGTGATTATAGAGAAAATATCAAAGCTCGGTGAGGGCAAAATCTCGGCTACACAAAAGGAAGCGCTAACGGCTATCAGAAAATGGGCTAACACTAAAAAAACGCCCATGCCGAAAAAAGAATTGTTCAAAGCGCTGGTCCTGGCCGATATGTCTGAATCAACGGCTAGAAAAGCGATTGAAGCGCTGGTTAAAAACGGGTATATCCGGCGGGCAGTGGCAGTATCAAACCAAACCTTTTATGTTTTATTAAAGTGGGTATAAAAATGGACCAAGTATTCAAAAGATCAAACGGAGAGATCGAAGTCCGGCCTACCGGGCAGTTCGGCCATGCCCTGAACTATTGGCAGAAGCGGATGGCCAAGCCGAAGTTTTTTACTATGTTCCGGAAAAACGACGAGTCAGGAGTATCCGGGGCCGGTAGAGTGCTCGATGGAGTTATTTTCCATACCGGCATTGTGGTAGTTTGTTGGCGGACCCGGGTTTCATCGGTTTGCGTTTATGATAGTTTCGATCATTTCAAGGCGATCCATATCGACGCGCACCCGATGAATAAATCAAACATTGTTTGGCTGGAATAGGAGGGAGGAAAGATGATAATTGACTTTCTTGAAACTAAAAGACCTAAAGAAGAATTGCGAATAGCTTTGGAAGTTCTAAAGGAGTTCAAAGATTGTGAGGGCGAGAATGAATGGTATCTCGTCCCATCTGCGGCTTGGGCAAAGCTCGAACAATTAATGAAGTTTCTTGAATACCTAGTAAATGGAAAACCCCAGCTATTAAAAAAGAAATGAAAGGAGGTGAGCACTATGGGACCAGAATCGTTTGAAGAACGGCTGCACGCTTTGAGAAAAGGAATCGACGCAATTACTCAAAAAGTAAGAGCGGAAGCTGATAAGCGCCCGGAAAAAGGCGGCGCTGAAATCACTCTATCTTTCAGAGCATTGCAACAAGCGAAGATGTGGCTTGGTAAAGCGCTTGAGGAAAACGGAAGTGAATTACCGGCACAATTCGCCGATAAAGCGTAACAAAGGTGGGCGCTGGAAAATTAGGGGAGCGTATAGCGGCATATACGGAATATCCAGCAGTAATCAGAAGGTGGGAGCTGATTGCAAAAAAATAACATGACAGAAAAAATAATTGAAGCATTTACCAAGCCTTATTACGAAATGACGGCCATCGATGGGATTATTGTTGCTGTAATAATTACGGTCCCTTTTTTGATAATTTGGTGGTGGAAGGAAAGGAGGTGAGAAGTGGAAAACTCTAACAAATTAAAGTTTGTGGTTTCTAAAAAGGATTTTGAAGATTATCTTGACGAAGTTTTGTGTCGTATGTTACCAGACGAACCATATTCTAAACTTAAATACCCAATTGACTATGCAGAGTGGAATAGAGACTACCATCTCGTTTTGGATTTAATCTGGGAAAGATTTTCGCAGGCAAAGTGGTTTCACGAATATCAAGACGAAGTTAGAAGATTGGTTGGTATGACCACTTTGGCTACCAGATTTATCGCAAAAGTTGTCAAGGAGCAAGAAGAAAAGAAGAAAACAAGATCGAAGAATGAAATTCAAAATACCTTTTTATTACCGGAATAAACCGCTTGGGGAGCGGGAAATTGAAATTCCTGATTTTGTTCAGTGTGGCAATTTCCGTCATGTGGCAGACTTCAAAAAAGTCGAAAATATAGGGCCACGCTATTACGCGGTTTATAAATGTTGGGATAAAAAACACCCGGCAGCTCGAAGGAGAGTTAATGAACTGACCGAAGAAGAAATTGCTAAAATTTTAGAAGGCGGGAGGTGATAAAGTTATGAACGATTTTTATTCGAAAAGCCTGTTTGAAGAAAAATACTTGGACCATACGCTTTATCGAGCGAAGGGACGATCAGGGAGAGGTAGGCCGAGAAAATCGGATTATAGCCTCTTCCGGACATTGCAACAGAAAGTGAACAGATTCACCGAGTTGTTTATTATGTCGTCTTTACTAACTAAGACGCGCCAAAATCTTATGACGAAAAAATGAAAAAAACAATTAGGATTTGTTCTAGGGAATGGGATCTTAAACTAGACCCTAAAATGACAGGGGGGGAGTTTAACACTTATTATCCCGACGGCAAGGGAACCATTACCATCGGCACTAAATGGAAGAAACCAGAGTTTAGACACCAAGTACTTCTTCATGAGATATTAGAAGCTGTTTTGGTCGTTGATGTAAAAAGGTACAAGGTGGAGAAGAACAACGAAGAAACAAGCTATCTTTTTGTTTTTGACCATGAGTATCTTGAGGACTTGGCAATTAAGCTTTTAGATGCTCTACTTTCTTGTGGTTTGATTAAGAGGAACGATGGAAAACGATAACAAAAAACCGGTGAAACCGAAAAACAAAGGCGGCCGGCCGACAAAATTAAATAAAACCTTTCTTGAAGCGGCAAAGGAAGTCGTTAATGAGGACATCGATGCGATTATCCTTACCGATGAAGAATTGGTGCTCTCAATAAACGAAAAGCTCAAAAAGAAAGATCAAATAGATAATCGGACTTTTCGACGGTGGAAGGCGAGGCAAAAAGACGGTAAGAAATTAGACGCGCGCGGAGAGAGTTTTGTCCTCTTAATAAAAAGGGCGTTGCTGGCCCAAAAGAAAACATTATTTGAGAAATTGCAAAACGACGAGAAAGCCTGGCAACGGTATGCTTGGATTATTGAGCGTAAATTCGATGACTGGAATCTTCGCCGTTTTGTCGATCATTCCACCAAGGGTAGGCCACTAAAACAGGTGGTCAGTTTTACCGTGATAGCACCGAAAGAGGAAGTAGAAGGAGAAAACAACAATGGCGATACCGATCCGTCCGCAACTTAAACCATTCCCAAAGCAGTACCAAGCGCTTCAAAAGCTCTGGGACAAAGTTACCCGCTTTATTCTCTACGGCGGCGCTGCGGGCGGCGGCAAGACCTGGCTTGGGTGCGAGTGGTTGCTTCTTAACTGTTATCGCTATCCAGGGTCCAAGTGGTTTTTGGGTAGAAATGAATTGACGCGGCTGATGGGATCGGTTTTTCAGACCTTTCGAAAAGCGTGCAAATATCACGATATTCCGCCGGAGGATTGGCGCTTTAATGGCCAGTACCACTACATTGAGTTTCGCAATCCCGACACTAATGAATTTGACGGCTCTGGGTCGCGCATCGACTTCCTTGACCTCAAATATCTCCCTCGAGATCCTTTTTTTGAGCGTTTCGGATCCCTAGAATATACCGGTGGCTGGATTGAGGAAGCAGGAGAAGTCCATTTCCTCGCCTTCGACGTCTTAAAAAGCCGTATCGGGCGCTGGATGAATGAGGAGTTTGGACTGATACCCCCGAAAATGCTTTTGACTTGCAATCCGACGCAAAATTGGCTCTACCGCATCTTTTACAAGCCGTATAAGCAAAAAATGCTTCCCCCGGATTATGCCTTTATCCGAGCGCTTTACACTGACAATCCGGTGACGGCTGAAATCTACGGGCAACAGTTGGCCACTATCACCGACCCCATTCTTCGAGCGCGACTTAAAAACGGCGATTGGGAGTACGGCGACGACACGGTTCTAATGAAATATGACTACATTCTGGACCTTTTCACCAACTCGATTGAACCGGAGGACCGAAAATTCTTTTCCGGGGATATTGCTCAATATGGGAGCGATAAAATTGTCTATGGCTCTTGGCTGGATTTTGACCTTTATAGTATTCAATGGAAACAAAAACAGGGACTTGATGTAACCACGACCGACATCCGCACTCTCCTTTCGCATGAGCAGATACCCTATTCGCATACGATTTTAGATAACGACGGCATTGGCCGCGGAGTCGTTGACAATTTGCACGGCGTCAAGGGTTTTGTGGGCAATTCGCCGGCGATGAAGCGGAAAGACCAAAAGGACAATCCGAAAGAGAACTATGCCAATCTGCGCTCCCAGGCAGCCTATATGCTGGCCGAGAAGGTTAATAATCACCAGATGGCCATTTCCGCCGAGATCGATGAAGCGACAAAGGAAATGATAATTGAGGAATTACAGGCACTCAAGCGGAAGATAATGCCACGCGAGGCGCCGCTGGCTTTGATTGACAAAGATGATATTAAAGAGGCGCTCGGCCGGTCCCCGGATTTTGCGGATATGATAATGATGCGGCTCTATTTTGATCTTGAAGCGCCGGCAGGGCAGTTCCACATGCCCGAGAGCGTCGGCGGGGTTAAACCTTTATATCCCGGAATGCCCGGATAGGGTATTATAAGTATATGAATTTTCTGGCAACATCTCCCAAGTTACCAATAGAACTTCTGCCAACGGTTGTAGTTTTCAAGAGAAATTATTATATCGCTCCTAATGTAAATGTTTATGTTGAGCGACTCAAGGGAGATGATCCCCTCCCTGTTTTCAGGATTCCATCGTATACCATTACGAGAGAAGGATTTACAATTTTCCATGAGTATTTTGACCCCAAAAAGTTCAGATTTCACTACAAGGTTTTTCGAGAAGAAGCAGTGTCGATAAAAGAAGAAGGAACTATACCAGCCTAAATGTCCTCTAACACCTTCTTGTCTTGACCCCAAATCGGCGGTTAGCGTTTGGTCATGGCCAACTTCATTCTCAAATCGTTCAAGGGTGGATTCTCGGACTATGAGGACAAAGGGGTTGAGGGTGCCTTCAAATCCGGAAAGAACCTCAATATCAGAAAAAAAGCCGATACGCTTTCCTGCAACCAAGCGCTTCTTGATCTTACCCCGCCGGCCCAAGGATTTAACACTCTTGCCGATTGGTGGGTTCCTTCATCTGATGGGAATTACTACGCATTTTCAAGAAACGGAAGGATCTATAAATTCACTCCTGATTTAACTTGTACCCTTGTTTATACCGATACCGACGGGGCGATTTTGGGCGCCTGGGAGTGGGGTGTCTCAAGTGGCAAGAAATATCTTTTTTGGGCAACGGCCACCAAACTTCACCGAAAAGAAATCCCTGGCGAGATCGATTGGTCCGATATTGACGCCGACGCCGGATGGCCAAAAACTAATCTCACCTCAAGCCTTTCTCACATGATGCGCGGCATTGGCGGTGGTATAGGAGCGCTGGTGATTTGCAATGATGAGACTTTAGCGCTGGTTGGTTACGATGACAGCTACACTAACGAGATCCTCCGCTTTACCCCTGGCAATTATGCCAAAGTTCTATTGCAGCGCGATAAAAACGTCGTTATCGGGACCGTGGCCAAAAATCAATTGGTACAATCAGCGCTTTTCCTTTGGGATGGTATGGATACCGAAGAAGCCTTTGGCTGGGATGACTCAAAGCCTATTCCCTTGCAGGATATAGCGGCCATAATTGATACCGAAGTGAGCCTTTTAGTTGATGGCAAAGGGCAGGTATTCAATGCAGATTTTTTGAACGGCCTGCCCATCTTTACCTTTCCTGACAATGGCAAGGTCAATCCGGGCGGCGTCACCAGTGAGGAATATCTGGCGCTTTTCGGAGTTTGGGGTAACGGCGCGGAGAAAAGCGGCATTTACTCCTACGGCCGCAAGTTCAAGAACGCCTCGATTGTCCCGAACCTTGAGTACCAGTTCGATTGCGATGAAATAGGCGGCGTTATTAAAGTTGGCGACCATCTTCTTATCTCCTATAAATCCGGTGCTAATTATGGCGTCAAAGACATTGACCAAAATAACAAGGCCGAGGCCGTTTATGAAACCATTGACCTCTGGCAACCGGCCAAGACTGGCTTTCAGAAAACTGTCAAGTGGAACTCTATCGTTCTGACTACCGCCCCGCTCCCTGCTGATTGCTCTATCTCGGTGAAATACAAACTAAATAAGAATGGTGAATTCAAAGTTTCCAATCTGCGCGATGGTGAAACAGCGTTTGATACCGAAGGCGCTCAGGAAGCAGTCTTTTTCGTTGGTGATTTAGGAAAAGTCGAGGAATTGCAGGTTACGCTCACTCCGTCGGGCAATGATACCCCCGAAATTTACCGGATTGAGCCGTATTTTGAGTATTAACCATGGCAGAAAATGAAGTCTATTATCCAGAAACCATCGAGGACCAACCACTTCCGGGAACTGGCCAAGAAGCTGTACCAGTAACTCAACAAGGGTCAAACCCAATGGGACAGGAAGTAATCCGGCCCACGGCCGAGATCCCAAAACACTTTCCTGAAAAAATCATTGCCCATGAAACCATCAGCAAGGCACTCGATACCCGGACCAGAAAAATCAAAGCAGAATTTACTTTTGGTAAAAGCGGCGCTTTGAAAATCGGCGAGTATGAGTTTGGCGTATCGGGAGAGATTGCTTTTACCCCAAACGGGATGGCGGCTAGAAACGTCAATGGCGACTATACCGTTGCCATCGATGTGGCGACGGGAGATGCCATCTTCAAAGGAGCGCTTCAGGCAGGAAGTCTTATTGCTGGCGACTCCAAGGTGGTCATCGAAGGAAGTCCTAGCGGTGGCCGCATGGTGTTTTTTGATTCGAACCTAATCCCATCCATACTTTTAGGATATGTCTAACCTATGCCATCACCAACTATTCGCGTCGCATTGCCAGGGTATCGAGCAGATACCGATAACAACCCGGACCACTTCGCCATTTATGGCGATGAGGATTGGGTACTGATTAAGGAGAAGCTCCACGACACTATCGTTGCCCCAGCAGGCACTTGTACTGTAATCACTCATGACTTGGGATATGTGCCATTAGTCAAAGTTTTTGGGCGAATTGAGGGCCAAAGATGGGCTCTTTTACAGGGTGACTCCGAAGATCTACCTATGAACATCGAGGTCAATGCTTCGGAATTGAAGATATGGAATTGGGGGACGCCGCGGCTGGTTGAGTATCATATCTTTTACGATCAGATTGTGGCGCCGAATCTTTTAAGGAAAAGTTTGAGGTATCGAGTGGTGGGAGAGCCTGATGACAGCCATCCGGTGATCGCCGTCGCTAAGAATGGCATCAATGCAAAACTAACGAGGGACCCAAACGATTTTATTTACCATTCTGACTATAACACCTTCAAGATTGTGGTTACGGGTCTGTTCGAGCCGACTGTTCCGCATAGTACACCGGCAACCGATTACCTGCTCGCCCACGACTGGCCGTACGCTCCTCATGTCATTGCCTTTATGCGCGAAGGATCGTTGACCGAAGCAGTTTTGGCAAGCAACCAATCTCCCAACACTGACTCTCATCTAAAATTTAGCAGCTCTGGGGCGGATCAAACAAATATGATATTTCGTATTGCTAACAGCCATCCGACGAACGATATCGTCGCACATATTCGGTGGCTTATTGTGGTTTAATTTATGTCTACATTTACCAAACGGGTTGCCAGTACCAATGACGATGGGTATAAAAAGGCTAGTCTCTCGTGGCAGACAGGGGCGGTTTACGTGGGTGGCGATACCTACTTCGGCAACCTAACTGCGGCGCTTAGGTTTAACAATGTAACTATTCCACCCGGTTCAATTATCACTTCCGCAAAGATTACCGTCAGATCGACTGCTATATTTGAAAATACTTGGAACAACAAGGTTCATGGTATCGATGAAGATGATACTGCGGATTTTTCTTCAGATCCTACCGGTAGGCCCAAAACAAGCGCTTCCGCCGATTGGGACCAAATCAATTTTGATGATGAAGTGGAATATGACATTACGGGTTTAGCCGCCATCGTCCAAGAGATAGTCGAGCGGCCCGGTTGGGTTGCCGGCAACGACATGGGATTTCTAATTGAGTACGATGGCTCCCCTTCGAACAGTCAAGCAAATTTTTATGATTACGCCGATAACCCTTCTTATGCGGCTCTCCTCACGGTCGAATATGGTCTACCCACTCACCTAATCAATAAAGACCTCAAATATGCTATTGAGCGACTGGTGACGATTTCAAAGCCACTTGCTTATGTAATTGATTACATTGGTCCCGATCCGGTGGCGTTTTTCGGTTTGAAAGCCGCCAGAGACAGAATCAATGTTATGAACACCAATAACCCAAGGCACCTCAAAGTCTCGTCACAATTCAATACTCTCAAATATGATTTGGCCGGATACCACCAACTTCATGTCGTGAGCCCGGCGGAGACAGAGTATACCGTCGTCGGATACATCACTCATAATTTAGACTACTACCCTTTTACGGATGTCTACGCCAAAGATGATCTTATGGACAACTTTCAACCACTAGGAAGGTACCACGCCGGCTCAGGCGGTTATCGGCAGTTTGGCTACTATATGACAACGACAAGACTTTACTTCGTGGTTAAGGGGTGGAACGAGGAAGATGAGGATTATTATGTTGACTTTTATTATAAAATTTTCAAGAACAATTTGAATCTTTAGAGATACTTCTTGCGTTGACCCCAAAATGGCAATTAGGGTCGAATCATGCAGACGCTAGATGATATGACCGAGAAGCTCACCGATGACCTAATGGCCGCGGCTTCAAGCACTCTCTATACTGCCGATCGTAAGAAAAAAGCAATCCAATATGCCCATCTCTGGGCAACCGGGCTTTACTCTTGGACAGAACTCCGCCGGGGACGCCGAGCCAACTCAATCATTGCGCATGAGTATTATGACTATCCTGCCGACTTTCGGACCGACACGCTCGGCGAATTTTTATATTTCAACGGTGTACCCTACCGGCGCAAGGCATGGAACGATTATCTTGAACATCAGCGCAAAAACCCTTCAAGCACCAAGCGGATTTTCGCCGATTATGGCCGGCAGTATTTCATTTTCCCGATCCCGATGGTCGTTGCCCCCATTGATTTATGGGGACAAATTCAGGCGCCGCAGATTGTCAATCCCACCGACAAGACTATCTTTTCTCTGCACGATGACACTGGCAATGAGGCAATAGTTAGGAAAGCACTTTCAGATCTTATTAAGCGGATTGACAGAGATCTGTCCGACTCGGAAGAAAAAGGCGCCGTGACGCTGCTTTCGATTATCTGGGACAAAGTACAAAAGCGGCAACAAACCGCCCAAACTATGAATAGGCCGATGTTTAATGTGCCGAATTTCTTTCCGGGCAGCAATGCCGGATTCCAGGCAGGCAATTTTGGCGTTGATCTCGGCTTAGACGAGGATTAACCATGACACAAGTACTTGCAGGAAATAAAATTAAATTAGATAGCGGCCAGATTGTTCAAGGGGAGGAGTACGGATGGTACGATTCTCGGCGTTTAGTGGGAGGCGTACTTCTTAATCCAGGCGAATATGAACCAGGAAAAGTAGTCTCCAAAGAAGTGGCCGCCCAAACGGACCCTAACAATCCGGCCTATATTGAGGAACAGAGAAGAAAAGCGGGGCTTTCACCGGCGTTACCGTCGGCTTCCGCTCCTCCCGCGCCTTCTGCGGGCATTCCAGGCGCCCCCACCGGAACTACTTCCCCTTCTGTCGCTCCACAAGTGCCTAATTTGACCGATTTATACGGTAAGCTCTTTCAAACCCCGGAGATAAAAGCTAAGGGAGAAGAAATCGCTAAATTAGAGAAGGAACGCGATGCGGCTATATCCGGGACTCAAAGTAACCCATGGTTCGGCCAGGCAACCAGGGCCGGAAAGATTGCCGGTATTAAGTCGGACGCAGAACGGGAATTAACCCGCGTCGGTGACGAATTGGCAAGATTGCAAGCAGATGCCCAGATTCAATATAACGTTCAAACGAATCAATATACGCTTGACCGGCAAGCCTATCAGGATAATCTCGACCAATTTAATAAATTGCTATCACTTGGAGCATTCGATAAGGCTTCCGGATCCGATATTGCCCAATGGTCATCCACGACCGGTTTATCAACCAGCGTCATTGACAGCATGGTAAAAACCGCCCAAAAGAAAGCCTTGACCTTGCAGACTTACGATGACGGGACAAATGTTTATGTGGTTGCCCTTGATGAAGAAGGAAACGTGACCAAAAAGACTCTCATTGGAAAAAGCAAGCCGACCACAACCACTACCACTAAGAATATAGAGGCACAATTTTTAGAAAGCGCGATAACGGTTCAGGGTAAACAAACATCGGCCGGCTGGGTAGGACAATTCCCGCTTTTGGTGGCTCAATATGCGCCGTTTATGAGTTTGCAGGATATTTATAAGCTCTACATGGAAAGTGATTTGGGGAAGAGATATGGCGCTCCCGCGGAAAAAGCGTCAGATATTCAGGAAATCTATGACACTTATCGAGGCAATTTATAACAGTTATGTCATTATTAAATGCGGTTCAAAGTGCCAGAGGCGAAACTTCAACAACTTATTCGCCCGGACCATCCGGTAGCGGTTCTTTATTGCAGGCGGTTCAAGAAGCTCGTGGAGAAATAGGACCTCCTCAACCTACCCCAACGCCAACGAAAAAAACCAATTTCCTCGAAGGAATTACTCAAAAAATAAGCGATCTCTTTAAGAAACCGACTTTTACTCCGACGGCCCCTACGCCGCAGATTGAGATTTCAAAAATCCGGCAACTTCCAAATGGGGTCAAAATCGACTTGGTTGAACCAAGAGTCGCAATGCCATCTGCGCAACTGAAAGGGCCGGAAAAACAGCCAATCGTCACGCCGACCCCCACCGAAACTACGTGGGCCGCCGCACCAAAACCGACGGTCTGGAACAAAATTCAAAATCTTTTAGGCAGCATTTTAGGTGAAGGCGACGCCGATGCCATTGCTCGAGCGATGAACGCTTATGCACTCCAAAAAGTATCTGGTGAAAAGCTCTATCAAACGCGTATTGAGAGTATTGCCAAAGAGATGAAAACTACGCCTGAAAAGGTGGACCAAAACATTCAGGCACAAGCAAAAGCTACTGGCCAAAGCAAATATGATTTCGTCGGGTTAGGTTTGACTGAATTGGCGCGGCCAGGTGGCAGTCCATTTCAACAGGCACCGATTGAAGATATTACCAAAGAACTAGGAATTAGGACCGATCTTACAAACAAGGAATTTGTTGACCTTATGCTGGCGCTTTCGCTTCCTATCTCTCTGGCAGCCGGCGCAGAAGGGATCATTATGGTTGGCGGCAAGCAGATAAGCGCAATCAGTCAACTAAAAGCGCTAGGAAAATTTACAGCCGTTTCTATGGCCTTTGACGCCGCCTTTCAGAAACTTACCGGGAAGCGGTATATCTCGGAACTCCTGCCTGAAGGGACACCGCAGCAGGTACAAATTGCCATTGATGGCCTCGAATTACTCGGGAAAATTTACGCGACTCACGGTCTGGATAAAGTGGCGCCTGATATTAAAAATGTGTTGACCAGAAGAACGGTAGAAAAGTATGGCTTGCCGCAAACCTATATTCTCAGCGCTTCAGAGGTGCAGGATGTCGTCATCGGCAAAAATCAGGGAATGGCAAAAGATATTTTGTCTAAAGCCGGGCTTACTTCGGCTGAATGGAGAGAGGCAGTCCAAAAAGGTATCAAGATTGATATTACGGCCGATAAAGTCGTGGAGATGGTGGACCGGCCATATTGGAAGAAGATTAAAGGTCTTTTTGGTATTGCTGAATCGAAACCGATCACAAAGGTTACTGTCGGAGACAAGGTAATCACCAATATAGCAGGACTCTTACCCTCGGGAGAGATGACCCCCCAAGAGGCTATCCAGACCGTGATTGATTCACCGCTTGAAGGGACGAAATTAGGCAAGGAAATCCTCAAGACCGCGGTGGAGGCCCAACAGCAAGGGAAAAATATCAAAATTAGCGGGGTTGGAGAGGGAGCGGCCGTACCAAGTGAAGGTGCGATAAAAGCTCCACCAATAGATATCGAAAAATTAAAGTCGTTAGAGTTCCCTGAATTTTCCCTCGCCGAAATAGAGAAAGTTTTTAGGGAAACGCCGGCTGACTATGCCGAGAGGTGGGATGCCGCTACTTTGAAGGCCGAGGAATTCGCAAAGCCTTTGCAGGACAGAATTAAGACGGTTGAGACTGAATTGGAAAAAATCAAAAGCGATAGGAAAAAAGAAGCGGTGGCCAGGAAAAAGGAACTGCGGGCAGGAATCGAGCAACTTAAACAAAAAATAAAAGACGCCCAGGCGCAAGCAGAATGGGTAGCGATAGAATTTTCAAGCAAACTGGCGGTATCAGCGATGGAACAAGCAAAAAAGGCGGAGATTGATTTAGGGGAAATTGGTGACGGGCTAGAGGGAATTAGTGAGGAATGGGGAGAGTTCAGGGATGATTTTTTAACCAGACTTACTGAGCGGCCATACATTGAGACTAATTGGCAAACGCCGGTTGAAGAAATCCTGGCAGAAATGATTGAGGAATATGGTGGCAAGGTCCCGGTAAAACCATCACCCAAGATGAAAGAAAAGTACCTCTACCATGGGACTTCACCGGAAAACTACGAGAAGATCCTAAAGGAAGGTTTTGCTCCACCAGAAAAGTCGACTGATTTACCGATTAAAAGTTGGTTCACCGATAATCCGGAAATGGCAAAAAATTACGGAGAAAAGATTGTAAAAATCCCCTTTGACGAGAGCAAGTTCGCTGATTTTATGGAATTTAATACCTTCGTAAAAGATAACATCGGCAAGATCCCGGACAATAAAATGCTTGAGGAATTCGCGAAGTTACACCCTGGCAAGTTAGGGCTGATTGATAAAAGTGATACTACCGGGGAAACATTGGCCTTTCCCTTTCCTAAAGTAAAGCCAGACGATTTCGTTAAAACCTCACCACCTCAGGCAGGGGGAGAGATACCAAAGGAGTTAGAATCTCTAGCAGTAGAGGCAAGAAAGTATGAGAGCTCTAAAGACTTTGCTGATAGCATAAAACCGCAGAAAAAGCTTTTCGATACCATAAGCGAGATAAATAAACACGGAATTGCCACTTTGGAAGATTTTTATAATCTAGCAATAAAAGCTGAGATTGTCGAAAAATTAGGAGGCCGGCTCAATTTAGTTCCTAAAGCTGTTAGCGATTGGGCGGACAAATATAATGTGGATTTGGGAAAGATTATCAATAAACCGGAAGAAGAAAAAATTAGGGAATTGATATTAAAGGACCTTCCTTTTAAGGCAGAGGGGGAAAAGTTAGATAAAGCGGTTAGCGCATATATTTCCGACCAAGCCGTTTATACCCTTCCGGATGGGACAGTCAGGTTGACACCGGCGAGAATTGAGCTTACGGAGATTGCCAAAACTCCCGAGGCGCAAAGAATAACTAAGGAAAGAGTCAAAAAGGCAATTGATTCCGGAGAGATTAAATTGGACAAAGACGGAACGATTACGGTCTATCGGGTAGGGACCGTTCCTCAAGAGCCAAAAATGATAAGCGTCTCTTTGGATAGAGTTTCAGCAGAGCAATTTATGAGCCAAGCCAGCATTACCGGCAAGGAAAGGCCAATTACCGAGCTTAAGATTAAACCGGAAAACATTAAGGTTTTGGTTGGCGGCACTGAAAACGAGGCATTGGTCCAAATTATCCCCCAGGAGATTAAAGTTCCCGCGGCGACACCGGAGGAGATAAAAGCCAAAGTCACCAAGTTAGAATCCCAACTGAAAGAAAAATTATTGGAAAAACAGCAGGCGGTTGAAGAAGCGCTTTCGCAAGTCTGGATGGAACTCGATGTTGCGGAAGCGGGTCAAAGGATAAGAGTGGAGGATCCAGAAAGCAGCGAGCCGACAATTATAGGGATAAAGTCGACTTTCCCTAAATGGGTCCCGGAAGAATTAAGGCAGAGAGAGCTATTTAACAAAGTAATGGCCGAATTGGTGACTGTCCTGGATAACCCGAAATACCCGGCGACGCCAAAGTTGCGGGAACTTTACGACGCGATTTTATCCGAAGTTGACGATAGGGCGGGAATTGACACCAGCACTATTCGGGCTGATATAATGAAGGCATATGAACTCCCAAAACCCTCCACAGAAGCAATCAAGGCTAGAGAGGGTCAAAAACCTATTCGTGGCGGCCTTGAGAGAGAAGAAAGAGCAATTGGGGAGACAAAACAAGCAGAACCCACAAAAGCCGTCTTAGCTCCAAAAGGCTACGCAGACAAGGGAGAATACGCTAAACTCGAAAATCTTTCACTTAGACCCGACAAAATCAAAGTCGTCGAATTTCCTGAACTGGTGAGAATTGCCCGCGAGCTTTCCGGGGGAGTTCCTCTTGTGGGGAACCTAAGAGGGGAAGCCAGGGGCCGGTTTAGCCCAGGAACCAAGACCGTCAGACTTGATAGAGAGATTTTCAAGGATCCGGAAACCGCCGCTAAAGTTTTGGGCCACGAAATAGGTCATTTGGCCGACTTTTTACCGGAAGGAACTCTCGGGAGGGGTAATCTCGTCGGCCGGATTGCCAGCCTCAATTACTATCTGAAATTCATATATGGAGATCTAAAGAACCCTGTCATCAGAAACGAACTAAAGGATCTAACCCAGATATGGAAACCGTTTGACGAGAGTGAGTCAAAAGACTATACCGCTTACCGTTATTCTTCAAAAGAACTTTACGCCGACGCCATCAGCGTCCTTTTCAATGACCCGGAAAGGTTAAAACTGACTGCTCCTAATTTCTGGAAAGGGTTTTTCGATTATCTTGATCAAAAACCGGAGGTCAAAAAGAATTTCTTTGAGACTTGGGATTTACTCAATAAAGGCGAGGAAGAAATCTTTAAGGCTCGCGATGAAGAATTATCAAAAACCTACCAGAAAGCGGAAGAAACCTATGTCGTTAAGGAACTCGAGAAACAAAAGCGGAGAAGCAGTATTTGGTATCAAGTTAAGTTGCTTTTTGATACTAAGGACCAGCCAAGCATTGAGAAGATGAATAAGTTGAGGAAGGAAGGAAAAGCCATACCCCCTGAACTTAACCTCGAATATGCGCTTGCCGGCCATCGATATTCGGAAGGAAAACTGGCCAATTGGGTAAATGACAATATCCAACCTATTTTTGCCAAGTCCCAGGAAGTGCCGGATGGTTGGAATCAGTTAGGGAAAATCCTTTTCTATGAACGGGTAATCAATGAGCGAGGAGAACTGGCCAACCCGCAAGGTTATAATCCTGCAACCGCGGCAAAGCAATTGGAAATGATGGAGAAACTGTTTAACGCCGAGGATTGGACCAAACTTCAAGAGGCAAAAGAGAAATTCAGGGCGGCGGTGCAAAAAGTGGTGGATCTCGCCGCGAAAAACGAATACTACACGCCCGAGCTTCTCAAACAAATGAAAATGAACCCTGCCTATGCCACCTATCAGGTGATTGATTATTTGGACACCTATATTTCTCCGCGCGCATACCAATCGGTAGGAACCCTCAAAGATATTGCGAATCCGGCGACGGCAACGGTGATGAAGTTGATGAGTGTTCACAAGGCAATCGAGCGAAATAACATTAAAAAACTCCATATCAAATTTTATAAGCAATACTTCCCGCAGGATATTGAAGCAGCTAAAACCAGGTGGAACGGCCGGAACATGGAGATTATGGGTACGCGGGATCCCGGCGAAGGGTTGGTCATTCTTATCGAGGGTGGCAAACCCCAGGGATACTATATTGACCGAGATGTGGCGGAAATGCTCAACTATACGCCAAATTCCACTATTAAAGCGGCCGCGCGGATTGCGCGAACGCTATCGATTAGCCGATTTTACCGGCCGACATTTACCACTTTTAACCCTGGCTTTCAAACATTTAATATCCGTCGTGACTTCATGCGCTATTGGAAGAATGTACCCGATTACACACTCGGCCAAGCCCTTACTTCTCTCCCGCGGGCGATGGTCCGGTATGCGCAAGCGACCCCTTCTACTATTAAATACGCTCGAGGTATAAAGAACCAATTGATACGAGAAATGCAGGAAGCAAAGATAGTCGGCTTAAAGTATAACACCTTTTACAATTACGAACTTGATCCGGATACAACGCAAATGGAGCGGATCCTTCAAAAGATGGGCCTACTCGATAGAAAAAAACGGTGGTATGACCCTGGCGTAAAATTGCTTGAGGCAGTCGGTTCGATTGGCGACTTTCTCGAAGCCTTGCCGAAAGTGGCAGGTTATATTGAGTTAAAGGGCCAGGGAAAAATGTCTCAAGAGGAAATGGCTCATTTTATCCGGACTTGTGTTGGCTCGCCAGACTTTCGAACCTATGGAACATTTACGCCGATTTCGAATAGCGTATTTCTCTTTTCTAATGCCATCAAAGAGGGATTAAAAACAGACGCCCTCGTTTTAAGAGGAAAATCCGCCGGTGGCAAGTATTCTCAAGCAGGGCATTTTTGGAAAACTCTTGTTGCCAACCTCTTGCCAAAGGCGATTATGGCCGCGATTGCCGTTGGCTACTTCGGGGAAAAGTTAAAAGAGATTATGGACAAGGCAACTGAATACGATAAAACGAATTATACAATTGTTCCCGTTGGCCTAGACGAGAACGGTAAGGCAATTTATTTCCGGATGCCTCAAGACGAAACCGGCCGACTTTCAGGCGGGATATTCTGGAAGGCACTTAATCTTAATAAAGGCGAAAAAAGTACCGATAGGCTCTTGCGAGATCTTCAGGATATATTTGCTTTCACTTCGGGGCAACTGCCGATGTTGTCGCCTTCTTTTGAAGGCATAGGCGCGATTGTGACCTATCTTTCGGGAAAAAATCCATACGATAGTTTTAGGGGCAGGTATATTATACCTGACACAGAGTTCAAAGCCGGACCAAAAGAGTCATTCCCCATCCTTCTTAAGTGGTTAGCAAACCAGCAGGGAGCGGGTATCATCCTTCCGCAATATAAACTGGAAGAAAACGCCACCGGCCTACAAAAACTCCTGAATCTTCCGGTAATTTCAAACATCTTGGGACGCTGGCTTAAGGTGTCCGATTACGGAGAGACAGAAAGGTTAGAAAAAATCTCTCAACAAGAAGAAGCGCAGAGAGCGCAAGAAAGTCTCAACCGTCGCCGCGCCGTTGATAAAGCGATAAAAGAATACCAGGCAACAAATAAAACACTCGATGATAGGAAAGGTATCGAGAATAAGTTGGTGAGTGAGGTTATCGGGCAAGTAAAAAATTCGCAAGATAAAACAGCGCGTACCAATCTCATCAAGACATTTCGAATAGGTATAATTAAAGGTACGGCCGATCCTTTGACCAGCGCGCTTATTTACGCGACTTCAAACGATGAAAAAGTCTTGTTACTTCGGGAAGCAAAAGATAAATATGGTACTGGTTACGCGGACTTTGAACGCCAAATGCTCAAGGAGAAGATTATCTCCAAAGATGTGATTCGGAAACTTCGAAACCCTTAAGGATTATAGAATGCCGGAGTATAGGGAATGGCGTTAAGCGCCCACAAAAGAAAGAGTATCAGAATAATTGCAATCGCTATCTGCCCGATTTTTGAGTCTCTTACCTTTTTATACCACTTCGGAGCGTACAGCCATTGATTGTCCAGTTCGGCATCGACAACATAACTTATGAGCCATAGAAAGGGAAAAAAAGACACAAGTACTAATGCCATTAACCACTGATGTTCCGCTATAAACTCGATCATTTTTTATTAGGGCAGATTTTCTTTATTCTATCATATTCCACAAGTAAAGATTCCACTTGCCATGACCCCAAAACAGCAACTAGCGTCTGACTCATGGACGATCAGTTGCCTTCTTCAGTAGGGGCTCAGACTTTGCCGGTTCCGAGTGAGAGCGAAGAAGAGGAAGTAGTTAACCCAACACTTTTAGTTCTTGGGAACCATAAGGAATCCGCCTTCAATTGGCAATACCGCCGGCACGATGAGTGGACTGAGAACTACATGCTTTATCGCGATAAGGTGATAATCAACCGCCTCACCCAGCGTCAAAGTGTCAATGTTCCCCTGATGAAAATGTCAATCCGGACCGCTTTGAAAGACATCGACGATCCGCCAATGCTTTACTTTGATAATCTTGATAACAACAAAGACAAAGAAATTTTCTATAACGAATACTTCGAGTACTGTGCTGAATATAACAAACTCGTCATCAAAGATATTGTCGATAAAAAACAGGTCTTTCTCTACGGCCGGTCCTTCAAAAAACTTAATATCGTCAACGGCCGCTTTTTCTTTGAAATCCTGGACCCGCAGGACGTTTTAGTTGACCGCTATGTGGATCCATCTAACCTCGATTCAGCGCGGTATTTGTGCCACCAGCACATTTTCCGGCCCGTTTCTTCCCTTGAGGAAAACGAAAATTATGATCAGGCAGCAGTCAAAAAGCTCAAAGAGTACATGGCCACGCAAGCTGGCCTTCTCAAAGCCGATGAGAATCTGCAAACCGTTCAAGACAGGAACGACCGCATGCGCCGGATGGGAGTCCCGGACGTTGACAATCCGCAACTTGGTGAAACTTACGCCGAACTTAACGAGCATTATCTTAAGCGTTGGGATGACAAAGAAAAAGAGGATCAATACTGGTTGATTGTGACGGCCGAGGGACGCGAGATTCTATTGGAAGAAAAGTTGGAAACTGTTATCGGCAAGACGGTTGACCATTTCTGGCGCTACCACCTGCCTTTTACTTCGTGGGGTGATGATGTTGAGCGAACCGATTTTTGGTCCGATGGTATGGCCGATACCATCCGGACACCGAATAAAATCCTCAATTCCTGGCTTTCACAAATGATCGAAAACCGGACGCTTCGCAGTTTCGGCATGAACTTCTATGACGTAACTGCCAACAAAGAGTTTGTTCCCCAGGTCTACGAGCCAGAGGCATTTGGCTGGTACCCGCTCCCCGGCAAGCCGGCCGACGTTTATCAAAGAGTCGATATCCCAGCACTCACAGGGTCGATTGAGGATATGGCTTTTGTCATGCAACTGGCCGAGAAAGCCACGGCGGCCACCTCCATTCAACAGGGTGTGTCCGAGCCGCGGAAGATTACCCTTGGTGAGGTAGAGATTCTTATGGCCAACGCCCAGGAGCGAATCAAGTCGCTATCTGTTTTCTACGTCGATAACTGGAAGGAGTTTGGGCTCAAATACGCCAAGATGCTTGAGGCGGCCGGCGATCTTTTGGACAAAGTAACACTCTACAAGAAGGGTTTATGGAACGACGAAATGTACCCGCGCGATGTGGAGTCGAAAGATTGGCGCTCCAAGGCGGGTTACACCTGCAAGGTGCTCTCCCGAAGCGAAAAAGACGATGAGGATAGTAATGTCCTTCAAAGGATGCAGGGCGCGCGCGCAGACATGCCGGATAACATACCTCTAATTGAAATCTACCGCAAGAGACTCTTGGAGTTCGGGAAGTTTACGCCGGATGAGATTAAGCAGATTCTCGATTTTGAAAGGCAAAGACTAAATACACTGCCAATGGGAGGGGGTGAACTAACTGGCCAACCAACGCTAACGGCTCCACCCACCTTGCCACAAGCAAGGCCGATGTTGCCAGCTATGATACCCTAAAAAATTATGAACAAACTTGATGAACTATTAAACGCTCGAGATCTTAAATTTGAGGACCTTGAGGGCGAGGAACAGGACAACTATTTCGAGTGGCTCAACCTCTTGGACGAAAAACCGATTACCATTGAGGACGTCAGGAAGTGCATTAGTGAGCAGAAAACCAAGATTGAATTGGAACTCGCCGATACCGATGAATTTGAGGCGTTCTTCTTCGGCGTATTCCGACGGGCCAACCGGAAGCACCTTGTTTTGAAGGCCCAACTCAAGAACTATCTTTTCCTCGAGTTATTCCTAGAATCGGAGGCGCGTAAGAAGCAGATGATCGAGGCGAGTCTCGATAAGTTAACCAAAATGCGCATGCGGAAGAAAACAACCCCGATAATGTGATAAAAGGAGGTGAAAACCTATGCCAGTAACTGTCAGGAAAGCAAAAAAAGGTTATGTCATCGTTGAAAAGAGCACGGGGCATGTTGTTGGACACTCTACCACTCGCGCGAAAGCACAGGCGTCGGCAAACGCCCGGAACGGTGCCAGATACGGATGGAAACCGACTAGACGCCGAAGAAAAAAATAAGGCCAAAACTACCTATTGACATGACCCAAAAACGGCAGATAGCCTTTGATTATGGACGCGAAAGACCAGGAAAAAATCAGTAAGCGCGAACAGCAAACTCTCAACGAAATCCAAGAAGAACTCAATCGTATTGCCAAACTTGGTGCTTCACTAAGCCCCGACGATGAGAAATTTATCCGAGCCCGCAAAATTTATCTCAATGCCGACCAGAGAGAAATGTGGGCTGCTGTTTTGAAGAAAAAGTCCGCCACGCCAGCGCCAGCCGAGGAAGAAGCCGAGAGAAAAGCTGAGGAAGAGAGAAAAGCTGAGGAAGAGAGAAAAGCGAAAGAGGAAGGCGGAAAAACCAGCGACGAAGGTAAAGGTAAAGAAAGCGAACTCTCGAAACTTCCCTATAAAGATCTTCAAACCCGGGCAAAGGAGCTTGGAGTTAAGGCTGTTGGCGTTCCCAGGAAAGACCTTGAAAAGTCAGTTGCGGAAGCCGAAGCCAAAGCAAATAACGAGTAATTAGGTTAATAACCGGCGATACTTACCCGAAGTTTCGGACAGTACATATGCCAGGAAATAAATCAACACCAGAAGAACTCCAAGAAAAGAAAGACGCCGCTCTCAATGCTCCCCCGGCCGAGTCTACCCCTCCTGCTAACCCCGAAGTTAAGATTGAGGACGTCCGGTCTAAAAAGGTCGATGAATTATCCGAACCGGAGAAAACCTTTGTCCAAGAGCACGCGGATGAGTTCAGCGATGAGGAAAAGACCAATCTTGGTATTGCCACCGCTCCTCCGGCAGCAACGCCACCTGCCGATGAAGGCAAATTCAATTTAGATGAGTCACGCCAAAAAGAGATTAGTGACCTTGAAGAAGGGGAGTATGAGTTTCTTGAGGAACACGCCGGAGAATTGACGGACAATGAGCGCGGAAGATTTGCTATTGAATTGCCTGCCCAGCCGACGCCGCCTGCCCCGCCGCCGGCAACCCCACTTCCACCAGTAGAGGAACGCTATAAACACCAACGAGTTGAGGCCCAGATTCAAGACGCCAAGATAAAGAAATTCGGCGAAACGGTCGAAAACGCTGCCAATCTGCCGGAGCCGAAAGAGGAAGAACTCAAAGCCGAGTATCCGGACTGGGATATGATGACTGAGACAGAAAAACGACTGGCTAAGGACAATCTAATGAATAAACGCAAATTCGATATGGTCCACCAAGCCACTCAAGAGGGTAAGCAACTCGAAGAATGGGCAGGAAGAGTCGATAGTTTTATTACCACTGCTCTTACCAAACCCGAATTTGGGAAATTAGCTGGCAAAGAAGAAGAATTTAAGGCTTTTTGCATGAAGCCAACCCGCCGAGGGGTTGATCTTGAGGACTTAGCCAATGCGTTTCTTAACATTGTCACCGAAACACCGGCACCACGCAAGAGAGGCTCACTCTTAGAGTCTGGAAGCGGAAGTGGCGGTCAGAGAGCGCCGGAAGGCGGCTTTATCGACGAAAAACAGGCGGCCGAACTTCGTACTAAGAACCACAAACTCTATCAACGCCTAGTCAAGGCAGGAAAAATCAAAATTCAAATATGAGCGACCAAAAAGCACCACAAACACCACAAGCGCCACCGGCACCGCCGAAACCAAAAGAATTCAGCATGACCACGGAGGAACACGATCTCGTCCGCAACCAGGCGAACCTCAGATCGCAACACGAATACATTGCCACTCTGATCGAACGCGACACTTTTATTTTTCTCAACACGAACATTCGAAAAAGGCTTGGAATTGACCGGGAGCAACAGATGACCTATGACGCGGACGCCGGAAAAGTTTTTGTTTTTCTTAAGCCAGAACCCAAAAAAGAACCGGACCCAAAGAAAAATTAGCCTCAAAGATACTACTTGACATCCCCCCAAAACGGTAAATAGGATTTAAGTTAGTTAAACTTCTCTTACCCCAATGATCGGGACAGAAGAAGAAAGTTGAAAAATCCCGATTATGGACCCATACGCAACAAAATTAGCCGAAGCCTTCGCCGCCCGCATCGTCCAGATCTACTTCGATCGGATGATTACCCCTCTTATCACTAACGATGAGTATGAGGGTGAAATTAAAGACCAAGCCACCATTTGCAACATTCCTACCGTCGGTGGATTAAACCTTCAAAACTTTACCGGTGCCGATATGTCTCCCGAAGATTTGGATGAGTCCGTCGGCCAACTCAAGACCGATCAAGCCAAAGGTTTCTATTTCAAAGTCAAGAATTACGATAAACTAAAGTCCTTTATCAAGAATCCCGAGGGGAGCCTGCTTGACCAAGTTAAAGGGAAATTGCAGGAAGCCAGCGATGCCTTTATCTTGGGTTTCTATCCCGACGTTGCCGCAGGAAACAGAGTTGGAAGTGATTATATTACCGGCACGGTCGAGGTTACTGTCACTACCGGCGCAGTCGTGGGAAGTGGCACGACCTTTACCGCCGGAATGGTTGGCCGAGGCTTTAAGGCAGCGGGCCATACTAAGTTTTACAGAATTAAAGCATTTACCGATACTACCCATATTACGATTGAGGATGACTATGATGATGTTGCTTCTGCCTATACCGGCGGAGCTATTACCGCAGGCGCAACCTTTGTCATCGAAGCGGTGACAGCGATTCAAGTCACTAAGGACACGATCTATTCCTTCCTTGAGCAACTGGCTGTCAAGCTGAATGAGAGGAAAGTCCCGCGCGACAATCGCTGGGTGGCCCTTCCTCCAGCTATCGCTTCCTTAGTCCGACAAGCGCCTCAATATATCCCGGCTGTTGAAAAGCAGATTGAAGAAGTGGTCAAGCGCGCTTTCATCAGCATGATGGCCGGGTTTGCTCTTTACGAGAGCGTGCAGTATGCCGGTAATTCCGTCACTGGTTGGCATGTCTTGGCAGGACACAAGAGCGGTATTACTTTCGGAATGGCAATGACCCAATCCGAGATCGAACCGTTCCTTCGAGGGAACTTTGGTAAAGCCTATAAAGGATTAAATGTCTACGGTGCAAAGGTTGTGGACGAGCGGCGCCCAGCACTCGCTGAAGGGTACTTTAAGCTCTAAACCTTTGCGCTCCCTCTTTCCACAATCCCAGCAGGTGTAGTTAAGGAATAAAACTAACATGGCAGCAACAGTCGAAATTTGTGAATCAAATGGCGCTGGGGAAACAATCACCCACAACATTACCAACTCAAACATGGGGAATGTTGATGCGGCCAACTTAGACCCCGTAGCCTATCCTGTTACCCCAGGGAACAATACCTACGAAAAATACCAAAGGATCCATGTGACGGCGATGGGGGGTTCTTCGAAGGTTGATAATCTCCAAGTCTGGCGGACAGGCGCCTTGGGCGGGTCCGCGGTCCATAAAACAAATGCGAGAGCGACAGATTATGTTCAAAAAACTTACGCCACTCCGGTTGCCACTACTAGCACCCAGGCAACCGAGGCTATGCCAACCGCTGATCCGGGAGCAGCCAATCTTGGTATTGGCGGCTCATTAACTGGTAGCTTAGTGGCCATAGGTTATTCTGATTATCTTATCGATCAGATTCAAACTGATGCCGGAGATACGGCCGGCTCAACCAGCACGAAGAATTATCAATATGATGAGACGGCCTAAAACTTATGGCAGACAAACAAAAACATATTTGTGGCCGATGTAACGGAGAATTTGCTTCCGAGCAGGAGTACATCGACCATCTGTGCCCCGAAACGGGATTTACACCGAAAGAGCCAGAACACTTAGGGGAAAAATTTGCCCGGGTTTCACAGATAGCAGTTGAGCGTGGCGCAGAACGGGTAAAGCTCGAAAAATCTGGAATGAGTCCAGAGAAGGCCCAACAAAAAGCACGGGAAATTGTGAATAAAAAGTACGCCGTCGTGCGGTAGGCATAGACTCTACCGCAATACAATGCGCTTTTGATCAATACAATGAAATATCTCTTTTTTGACAAAGACACCAAGAAGTTCGAAGAAGTCGTCCCTGAAAAGTGGCAATGGGAAGCCCATTTCTTTGATGGGACGGTCCTGAAACAATTTGGTGATGATGGCACCTTCCACCAATTTAAGGAAATAGACCAAAACAAGCTAATGCTTTTCAAAATGGTTTCCATAGAGGGCAGAAGCCCTTATACCCTCTTTTTTGACCCCCAAAAGATGAAGTTAATCCATTTTTATCGAAGGACACGCCTTAATGTCGGTACTCCGGCAGAACAAAGAATAACTCTTTATTGTTTTGGTTACGAGACCAACATTAACGGCATTGTTCATAAAGTCATTATGGCGATTTTGCCCAATGATGAGCTTATTGTGACTGATGATTTGAACAAGCTAAGGCTAGGGGGACCGGAGCCACCTGTTTCCTAAATTAGCCGCTTAGACCGCAATACAATGCGCTTCAGGAGGCAATACCATGCAAAGACCTTTACTGCCAGACCAACTTTCAGATGAAGTAAAGCGCGCCTATACCGTCTTAAATAATGCCTTCCTTGGGAGAATGGAGATAGGAGAATAAATGGCACAAATTGTAGATAGTTATAGCGAAAGCAATTACTATGGTGAACAAAGCGTTCACGGAGACGCCACCCAACAAGACGGCCAATCGTTTCTTGCAGATGGTGGGATTCTTAATAGTTGTCAGTTTTACGTTAGAAAACGTGGTCTTCCCACAGGAAATGTTTATGCAAAAATTTACGCCCACTCTGGAACATTTGGCAGCTCGAGCATAGCCACCGGTTCTCCTCTAGCAGTTTCTGATGCCCTTGATGTCTCCGCAATTCCCACCGAAAGGGCACTTATTACCCTTACTTTTTCTGGGGCAAATAAAATTACTTTAACTAATGGGGCGTATTATGTTGTTGTTTTCGAATATCTTGGAGGCGATAGCTTAAACTGTCCTGAAGTTGGATATGATTCGAGTTCTCCAACAGCACCAGGAAATAATTGTTTGTACTATTACGGGAGTTGGCACGCTCAAAGCGAAGTAGATGCTATCTTCTATGTCTATAAAGATGATGTAGTATCACCGACTATTGCAGCAGATTGGGATGATGTTTTCGAGGATATTACAAACGAAAATATCTACTCTGGGGATATGTTAATTGCTGGTTATTATGGGATTGACAATATAGATGTTTGTGATATGGGCTTGCGGTTCCAGTTAAATGTTCCTAAGGGCGCCACGATAACTTCTGCAAAGATAACGCTTCGGTATAACCCGAGCGATTTCGTCAATGACAATTGCCCTCTCTTGATAAAAGCGGTTGACTCGGACAACTGCGGCCAGTGGGCTCCCGACCATCCTCCCTGCTATGACGCCAAGATTGCTACCACCGTTCCCTGGAACGCAAATGGATATTTTCATAAAGAAGATACCTATGATTCTCCAGAAATTAAAACAATTATCCAAGCCATAGTTAATAGGGCGGGGTGGACTGCGAATAATTATATTGGATTAGTTATAGAAGATAATGGTTGTCCCAGTGGTCAATTTATTGCTGCAAACAATTATCCAACTACTTCTCCCTATGCAGTTTTGACAGTTAACTACATAGCAGGAGAAGGGGCACAAACTATCCAAAAATCCCTCAAATATACAGTTAAAGCCACTCCATCAACAAAAACCAAGAGTCTCAAATATACAGTCGAGGCTGCCGCAACGGCTATCCAGAAGTCCGTGACCTACCGGGTGAAGATTACCCCCTCTGCCATCACCAAAAGCCTTATCTATGCCATTAAGCGAAGCGTAAGCGCCATCCAAAAGAGCCTTGCCTATAAAGTGATTGCTCCTGCGGCGGCGGTTACAAAATCTCTTGCCTATAAAATCCTGACAACGCCTGACACAATTACGAAAACACTCAATTATAGAGTGGCTGCTACTCCCTCAGCGATCCAAAAAACACTGCAATATGTGGTCACAGCCGTCACGATCCAAAAACCTCTGCGATATACAATCCTGAACTTCCCTGCCAGCCTCTCAAAGAGTTTGACTTATAAGGTCACTACCGGTACCTCTATTAAAATCCTTCAGGAAAATGGTGATTTTCTTCTTCAGGAAAACGGCGACAAGATTTTATCGGAGCTCTTAGGTTTTGAGATCAACAAATCTCTTAAATATGCGGTCCGCATTATCGGTACCACTATCAAAATACTGCAAGAGAGCGGTGATTTTCTTCTTCAGGAAAACGGCGACAAGATTTTATATGCGGTGCGGGGGACGATTACCAAGGGGTTGGCATATGCTATCCTCCTGCCCGGGGCAATCGATAAATCTCTCAAATATACAGTTGAAACCACCCCAACGGCTATCACAAAGGCTTTAGAGTATCGAATCGCTAGGACCATCGCCGAGATTACCAAAAATCTATTGTATAAAGTTAGGCAAACTCCTGCGGCTATAACTAAAACCCTCGCCTATATTGTCGTCTCACCGCACTCAATCACCAAAAACCTCAGGTATTGTGTGCCCTCCACTCCGTCAGCCATCACTAAGGCTTTGCGGTACGAAATTGGGATTACGACGCTGGTTAAATATCTCAGATATGCTCTTAGAACCACTCCATCAGCAAAAACGAAATCGCTCACCTATTGTATCGTCGCTGCCCCTTCGGCAATTTCAAAAGGATTGACTTACAAAATTATTGCTGTAACTCCAATCACAAAGTCAACAAAATACACAATTCGTACTACACCGGCAACGAAAACGAAATCCCTTAAATATACGATTTTGAGTGTTCCTGCTGGTATCATTAAGCCGCTCAAATATGCGGTCAAAGTCTCCATCGCGGCCATAACAAAAGCACTTACTTACCGGATAATAACTACGCCGGCCGCTATAACAAAAACTCTCATTTACGCAGTCAAACCATCATTGGCAATCACGAAACCACTAAGGTATGCAATCCAATCGCCCGCCCCACCCCTTACTAAGCGCCTTGCCTACCATCTTCTTATTGGCGGCTATGTGGACATTTATAATCCACAAAATACCGAATACCAGGAAAAGTACGGCGCCCAGGAAACCGAATATAACGAAAAGCATGCCCCGCAGAACACCACTTATGAGGAGAAATATCCTGGGCAGGAAACCAGTTACAACGAAAAATATCCACCCCAAGACACAGACTACGAAGAAAAGTATCCCTAATAGTTTGTTGACTTGACCCCAAAACGGAAACTAGCGTAAATAATATGGCTGATAAAAAAATTAGTGAATTAACTCTTCTTACTACGCCTGCCGGCGAGGATTTGGTGGTTGTCGTCGATGACCCTTCGGGAAGTCCGGAAACGAAAAAGATGGCTCTTCAACAGTTAGGGGACTTTATCGCCTCGAAGTTTTGGGCTGATGTTCCCGGTACCCCCACAAGGGTATCTGATACTCAATTCACCATTGCCGACGCGGGCAACGCCAACAAGTATGATTTGCTCTTCAAGAAAGGTGTCATCCTCAAGTGGCTGGAGTCGGAAACCTTCCAGACAGCGATGGTCATCTCAAGCTCTTACGACTCAGACGTTGTAACCATCAATATCGTGGGCGACTCCCTGACAGCTGGCTTCTCAGAGATGAAATACGCCATTCCTATGGCCAAGAAAGAGACCTTTATCATTCCTGGCACTCTGGGGGCGGCCACTGATATTGCCAAGACTTGGTTCCCGGAGGAGGATATTTATCCTCTTTCGGCTGACCTGAGGCTGAAAATCGCAGGCTCAGGGACAGGCTCAACCATCGTGGATATTAACGATGACGGCACAACCAAGTTCACCACCAAGCCGACAATCACAGGCACTGATGCCTCTGACTTGGACAATGTGGCCGACAACCCCTCTACCCCTGTTGCCAAAGATTCGGCCGTAACCGTGGATGTGGATAGCGTCACCTCGACCCCGCCCGTCGAGACCTACGTGGACGTTTACTACTACCCGACTAGCTGGAGATATCGATGATAGGGGAGTTTTGGCCACAGGCTAATCTGACCCATCTCTTTCACTTTGAGGGAAACGCCAATGATGAGTCGGGCAACGGCAACCACGGAACCAATAACGGAGCGGTCTTTTCACTTGCCAATGGCAAACTCAGGCAAGGGGCAGGATTTGGCGGTTCACAGAGCATTAACAACATACCCTTCAACGGCTTTCCAACAACAGTGACTGTTCTGTCCGTATGCTTCTGGGCAAAGGTCAATGGGGCGAACAACAGCTTAATGAACTTGATGTCAGATGACATACCTGACAGACTAAATATCCACTTTCCTTATAGTAATACAGTCTTTTGGGATTTCGGAAACGCTGAGTCGGGAAGCGGAAGAACCTCGTTTGCGTGGGACAGCAATTGGAATAATGCCTGGGCGTGGTGGGTGTTGCAAGGGGACGGATCGAATATGAAGGTCTACAGGAACGGCAACCTGATCCACTCGGCGTCGGGGAAGACAACCACCTTTACAAAAGGAGCTAAGCTACTGAGGTTAGGTGACCAGGCCAATGGCCAGGTGGACGAGTTTGTCATCCTCAACCGAGCCTTGTCAGCCCAAGAAATCAGAAAGTGGTATGCCTGGAGCAGGGGGAAGCTACAATGAATGACTATATCGAATTAGGCGCAATAGGGATTCTCTTTCTAGCGGCCATCCGTGAATTTTTTTCTTACCTCAAAAGTAAAAACTCCAATGGACTAAGTGATCAGATACTCGAGGAA